AGCAATTGACAATGAAGCACTTGCGGTTGCAACCAGACGCGGACATACGGAAATTGTTCGTTTGCTCCTTGATTTGCCGTTGGAAAGAGGTGTCGATCCGGCTGCCGGCTACAACGACGCACTTCGGTCTGCATGTGAACGCGGGCATACGGACATTGTTCGTTTGCTCCTTGATTTGTCGTTGGAAAGAGGTGTCGATCCGGCTGCCGACAACAACGGCGCACTTCGGACTGCGAGTTTTCACGGAAAAACAGAAATTGTTCGTTTGCTCCTCGATTTGCCGTTGGAAAGAGGCGTGGATCCTGCAGCGAGTGTCAATTATGCACTTAAATGGGCAAGTCGAAAGGGCCACACGGAAATTGTTCGTTTGCTCCTCGATTTGCCGTTGGAAATAGGCGTTGATCCTGCAGCGGGTGACAATTATGCACTTCAATGGGCAAGTCGACATGGCCACACGGAAATTGTTCGTTTGCTCCTCGATTTGCCGTTGGACCGCGGGGTTGATCCAGCTGCCGAAGACAATGCCGCACTTCAATTTGCAAGTAAGCGCGGGCATACGGAAATTGTTCGTTTGCTTCTTGATTTGCCGTTGGAAAGAGGTGTCGATCCGGCTGCCGGCTACAACGACGCACTTCGGTCTGCATGTGAACGCGGGCATACGGACATTGTTCGTTTGCTCCTTGATTTGGAAAGAGGTGTCGATCCGACTGCCGGCTACGACAACGCACTTCGGTCTGCAATCCAACGCGGACACACGGAAATTGTTCGTTTACTCCTTGATTTGCCGGTGGAAAGGGGAGGTGATCCGCGAGCCAACGCGGACACACGAAATTCGTTTGCTCTTTAATTTTCCGTTAGAATGCGATTGACCCCTTCCACCGTTCGTATAATCCTGCCGTTGACAGCAAACTTGAACTTTGCACTTCGACTTGCATGTACCGGCATCCAAACGGAATAAGACGTCCGATAATAAATTTATTGCCGAGATTATTAATTGTCCGGTAGTCGAAAATGCATGTGGTCAAAATGGAGCAGTCTATGGAAATGTTTTTTTTTGCACTGAATTTGCTCGTAAAAGTTCAAATAAATCTTTTTTGCAAAATGGTTGGGACCAAAGTTGACCCGTCCGTTCAAACCTTTTTTGATTTAGTAGCCTCAAGAGTAAAGATGCAGCGTTCATCTCGTTTAACCGATGCAAAAACCGCGAAAAAGCCGCAGGCTAAACGAATGGGTCGCCCAGGTCGTCCTGGCGGTGATGACGATGATGTGGATAGTCGAGGAAATATCCGTGGGTTGATTGCAAGCGACGAAGATGAGAGTATTGATGGGACAGATACAGAATGGAGTGGTGAAACGGAAGCACCCACAGCAAAAGCACCCGCAAAGGCTCCTGTAGCAAAAGCGAAGGCACCCGTGAAAGCACCCGTGAAGGCACCTGTAAAGGCTCCCACAGCAAAGGCACCCGTGAAAGCACCCGTGAAAGCACCCGTGAAGGCTCCCACAGCAAAGGCACCCGTGAAAGCACCTGTAAAGGCACCTGTAGCACCTGTTAAAACAAAGGCCAAAAATTCCGTCGGAAGCACAGAAGCCGAAGAAACAGAAGCCGAAACGGATGAAACCACTGAAGTAACGGATGAAACGGAAGCCGAAACGGAAGCCGAAACGGACGAAACCACTGAAGTAACCGACGACACGGAAGCCGACACGGAAGCCGACACGGACGAAACCACTGAAGTAACAGACGAAACGGAAGATGATGACACCGAATACAAATCTCGCCGAGGCGGAATCAATCTCATTATCAGCGAAATGGGTGGAGACTATGCTCCTCCCAAACCCAAAAAATACAAGCTGAAAAACGAACCCGAGCAGGTTCGCCGTTTCGTCAAATTGGTTCAAACGGAAATCAACGATGAAGAAGACATTGACCGCGACATTGGATATTTCAAAGGACTCGCGCCAGCCGCTCAAGAACGACTGTTGGCAAAACTTCAGAACAAGGTGACCCCCGCGGTGCCAACGGTGCCTCTGAGGTTTCAAATTCTCGCCAAGGAAGTTTCACCCGAGATTGAGAGCATAGCACTCGCCAAATATCAAGCGCTGCAAAATATCGATCCGAGTTCAACCGAATATTACAAGACGCATCAGTGGCTCCAGGGCTACACTCAGCTTCCGTTGGGTGTATTCAAGGATTTGCCCGTCAAATTGCAAGACGGACCTGAAAAATGCAACGCCTTCATGCACACCGTTCACGACTGCATGGAATCCGCCATTTATGGGCACGATGACGCCAAGCTGCAAATCATGCAATTTGTAAGTCAGTGGATTGCAAATCCAGCAGCGGCAGGCAATGTGCTCAGTATTCACGGCCCGCCTGGTGTCGGCAAAACCACGCTCATCAAGGATGGTGTCGCCAAAGCACTCGGACGACCGTTTGAATTCATCACACTGGGTGGTGCGACGGATGCATCGTATTTGGATGGACACAGCTACACATACGAGGGCTCCGTTTGGGGCAAGATTGCGGCGGTGCTCATGAAGTCCAAGTGCATGAATCCGGTGCTTTACTTTGACGAGCTGGACAAGGTCAGCGACACACCCAAAGGGGAAGAAATCAACAATCTGCTCATTCATCTTACGGATCAGAGTCAGAATGACCGTTTTCAGGACAAATATTTTACGGGCATTGACCTCGATTTGAGCAGGTGTCTTTTCATCTTTAGTCACAACAATCACGAAAAGGTGAATCCCATTCTGCGCGACCGCATGTACAATATTCAGGTGGATGGCTTCAATGCGAAACAGAAACTCATTATTGCCGAAACGTACCTGGTACCCCAGGCGCTTCGTGAAGTCGAACTGTTTGAAAAGGTCGGATTCAATCTGGAAATCGTGTCCCACATTATCGCACATTTTACGGGCGATGAGCCAGGTGTGCGCGAACTCAAACGGTGCATTCAAACAGTCATCAGTAAGCTCAACATGTTGAGGTTTTACAATGAGAAGGCGCATGTTCCGTTTGCAATCAAAGGGTTCAAACTTCCGTTCAAGCTCGAGCGAGAACATGTGGATTTATTCTTGAAAAAGAAGCCGACGAAGGAGTTGGGATACTTTACGTAAAAATTGACGCCCTCGCACGCCGTAAAGAGTCAGATCAGATGTCTGCGACTGTATTTTACGGCTTTGTTCTTACACGCAAAATGGTACCGGTGGAAGATGTTGACGCAGATGACACGGATGTTCTTGAGGCATTTATTCGCACCCTTAGTATCGAGAATCCTATACTTGTCCAATACGTTGACTTTGAATTTAAAGTCGATGACAAATCAATTAAAGATACTACTATAACATTTCTCATTGGTATTGCAAAGCGAAATGTTACATTTCAATATAGTGGTGTTATGGCGGTGCCGGACATTATGGCTGAGGATGTCGACGTCATGGACACATTCGTTGCACGGAATCCATTTTTTAAGACACTGAAGCGCGATTCGTTTGTGTTTGCAACAACCGAGCACTGAGTCAGAAACACAATTGACACCCATCGTCCATGGATCCCGCTTGTCAGCCGCCCAATGTGTTCAGTCTAATTTTTCTGCTGAAAGAGAGGCGGCTGACAAGCGGGAACAATGCCCCATCGTCAGACGTTTATCTTTTGGTATGGCTTTGCGTTGCACAAAAACACACAACATCGCAATTAAACGCTGCTGTTCAGGATGCATGTTTGGTGTGGCTAAGAGGACGGCGAAAGTGTGAATGACGACGTTTTCATTCCTGGCAAATTGAAATTGTTCGTATGCTACTTGGGAAAAAGGACCGGCAACAATTATGCACTTCGACATGCATGCAACGCATGGAAATTGTTCGTTTGCTCATTGATTTACCGTGTAAAAGAGATGTGAATCCTGCGGGAATGAATCCAACGAGGACACATGGAACCGTTTGCTTAGCAATCCCAGACATGCACAAAATTGACGTGTCGTCCATACTCTATGTGCATTCATTTCTGGAAAACGATGTCGTCGCGTGACATTTTACGCACAATTGCACAAACACCTGTGCAAATTTCCCTTAACAATGCAATTCAGGATGGCAATACATGTTTGGTGCAGCTAATAATTGAGAGCGGTGAAGTTGTTGATGGCAACACATTCATTTACGCATGTAAATGCGGGCACATTGACATTGTGCGTTTGCTCCTTGATTTGCCGCATGTTAGCGTGGCTGCAGATGAAAATTAAGCGCTTCGGGCTGCATGCTATTACGGACACATTGAAATTGTTCGTTTGCTTCTTGATTTGCCGTTGGAAAGAGGTGTCGACCCTGGAGCCAACGACAATGAAGCGGTTCGCACCGCATGTTTCCATGGACACACGGAAATTGTTCGTTTGCTCCTCGCGCTGCCGCTGGAAAGAGGTGTCGAGCCAGGTGCACGTTACAATGAAGCAGTGTGCGCTGTAAGCTCCCGTGGCCATACCGAAATCGTTCGTTTACTCCTCGATTTGCCGTTGGAGAGAGGTCCTGCAGCCAATGACAATGACGCACTTCGGTCAGCATGTCAATTCGGCCATACGGATATTGTTCGTTTGCTCCTTGATTTGCCACTGGATCGCGGCGTGAATCCGGATCACAATTATGCACTGTATTGGGCAAGCGGTAGCGGACACACCAAAATTGTTCGGTTGCTCCTCGAATTACCGTTGGAAAGAGGGGTGAATCCTGCAACACAAGACTATGAACCACTTATCAACGCAAGTGAATTCGGACATACCGAAATCGTTCGTTTGCTCCTTGATTTACCATTAGAGAGAGGAGTGGATCCTGCAGACAATGACAATGCCGTAACGCATGCTATTACGGACACCTTGAAATTGTTCGTATGCTCCTCGATTTGCCGTTAAAAAGAGGAGTGAATCCAGCAGAAAACAGCAATCAAGCGCTTTTAACTGCATGCACTAAAGGACACACGGAAATTGTTCGTTTGCTCCTCGCGCTACCGCCAGAAAGAGGCGTGAATCCAGGTGCACAAAACAATTTCGCATTTCAATCTGCATGTCAATTCGGCCATTCGGAAATTGTTCGTATGCTCCTCGATTTGCCGTTGAACCGAGGTGTGGCAGCAAATGACAATGCGGCGCTTCGGATGGCGAACGCGGGACGGAAATTCTTCGTTTACTCCTCGATTTGCCATTGGAGAGAGGAGCACTTTGAAAAACGGAACGTGGGCAACAATGTTGTAATTCAATTGGCGCAAGGCCAACAAAGTTGACTCTGAAAATTACCTTTTGGTCAACAACAATGTTTTTTCCATCACTCGATATTTTACGCACAATCGCTTGCACAACAGCACAAAGTACATTAAACGATGCTGTAAAGTCGGGAGATTTACATTTAGTGCAGCTAATAATCGAGAGCGGTGAAGTTGTTGATGATGACGCATTCCTTCGCGCATGTGAATGCACTGAAATTGTGCGTTTGCTCCTCGATTTGCCGTTGGAAAGAGGCGTGGATCCAGCTGCACGCGACAATTGGGCACTTAAAAATGCATGTTCAAACGGGCGCACAGAAATTGTCCGTATACTCCTTGATTTGCCGTTGAACCGTGGAGTGGATCCAGCAGCATGCGACAATGCAGCACTTCGAGGCGCAAGCTACCATGGGCACACGGAAATTGTCCGTATGCTCCTTGAAATGCCGTTAGAAAAAGGCATAAATCCAGCGGCCTTTGACAATGAAGTAATTCGATCTACATGTCAATTCGGCCATACGGAAATTGTTCGTTTGCTCCTTGATTTGCCACTGGATCGCGGCGTGAATCCTGCTGCACGCAACAATTATGCACTGTATTGTGCAATCCAAAACGGACACACGGAAATTGTTCGTTTACTCCTTGATTTGCCATTGGAAAGAGGAGTTCATCCTGGTGCGGGCGACAATTGGGCACTTAAAAATGCATGTTCAAACGGGCGCACAGAAATTGTTCGTATGCTCCTCGATTTGCCGTTGGACCGTGGCGTGAATCCAGCTGCCAATAACAATGAAGCACTCCAAAATGCTTGCCACTTTGGGCGTACGGAAATTGTTCGTTTGCTCCTCGCACTGCCGTTGGACCGTGGCGTGAATCCAGCTGCAAACGACAATGCAGCATTTCGAATTGCAAGCGAAAACGGACACGCGGAAATCGTTCGTATGCTCATTGAATTGCCGTTGGACCGTGGCGTGAATCCTGCAGCAAATGACAATTTAGCGTTCCGAAGTGCATGTTATCATGGTCACACGGAAATTGTTCGTATGCTCATTGAATTGCCGTTGGACCGTGACATTGATCCAGCTGCGAAAGACAATTATGCACTTCGACATGCAATCCGATATGGGCGCGCAAATATTGTTCGTTTACTCCTCGATTTGCCGTTGGAGAGAGGCGTGAATCCAGCGGCCCTCGATAATGACGCACTTTGATGTGCACGCGAAGAACTGGATTAGCTCAGCTGGTAGAGCATTGGCCTTTTAAGCCAGTAGTCATGGGTTCAATCCCCATATTCAGTGACTTTTGGTCGTCCCAAAAAATTGACAACTGACATGTCCCTCCTCCTCTCCAAACGAAAAGTTAAAAGTAGTAATACCGTAAACCGAACACAAATGACGTCTGTCACCTTTACCCGCACCTACCTTCACTCGTGCCGCGTCGCAGAGCTCCGTGAGTTGGCCCTCGCCGAAGGCGCAACACCCGCCTTTGTCGCCTCGGCCATCAAGGCCGACCTCGTCCGACGTCTGAGTATGAGCGGCAGCTTCACGACCAAGGACATTAGCTGTCCATACTGTCGTATCCGTGTACGTTCCCGTGAAGACGGGTCTGAACTCCTGGGCGAAGACGAACCCGACTCTGGCGACGAAGACGGCGAATACGCGGAGGCACACGAGCATGAACACCAGACGCAGTGTCCTATCCGTCAGAACATCACGCATCTCATCAACGACTTTAGGGACGCAGCAGGTCCTGTGGCAGCCAACACCGGCCTGGACACGCTCATGGCCGCAGTCATTGACGCCACGGATGTCATGACTGATACACAACGTCATTGTCTACGACATATGCTGACAAAGGTGATTGAGCACCCCCGTTATGTCGAACGGTGTCCATATGTGACCAAGGCACGGATTGTTCGTGTCTTGGTCGCACTTGAAGCACACGAATAGAGCGATCGCACACCACCCCACCACCCCTTTTGGTCACTCACTCACAAGTTGAACCGGTAGCCCATGACACCCACCCCACTCCGGGGCCCCATAAATGCGAAAAATTGACGACCGACACACTCCCTCCTCCCCCTCTGTGTGCTCTCCGAAGTGCACACGGGCGCACAGAAATTGTTCGTTTGTTCATTGATTTGCCGTTGGGGAGAGGTCTCAAATATGCAAGCATATGCGGACATACGAAAATTGTTCGTTTGCTTATCGGGCTACCGTTAGAAAGAGGAGCTGATCCTGGAGCAAATGACAATGAAGCATTGCAACGTGCATGTGAATACGGACACACGGAAATTGCTCATTTGCTCCTCGATTTGCTGTTGGAGAGAGGAGTTAATCCTGCGGCAAATGACAATTATGCACTTAAATGGGCCAGTCTGAGTGGGCACACGAAAATTGTTCGTTTGCTTCTGGATTTGCCGTTGGAAAGAGGAGTGAATCCAGGTGCGGGCGACAATGAATCACTTCGAAGCGCAAGCAAAAACGGACACACGGAAATTGTTCGTTTGCTCCTTGATTTGCCGTTGGAGAGAGGTGTAAATCCGGCTGCGGTGGATAATGAAGCACTTCGATGGGCAAGAGTGTTTAAGCTTACAGATGTTGTTCGTATGATCCTTGAGCCAGAAAGAGGTGTTGATCCTATTAACTTTCGTCCAGTTCGCTTTGTCGATGCAAGAAAACATTCCATCACTACACATCCTTCGTACAATCGCGCGTACAACGTCAATTGTGTCGCTTAAAAATGCGATGTGTTGGAATAACGTTGGTGTGGTGCCATTGCTTTTACTGAAAAATGATGTTGATGACGAAGATTTAATTTTCGCATGTAAACATGGACATACGGAAATTGTCCGTTTGCTCCTCGCGCTGCGCTTGAATCCAGCGGCACTTGACAATGAAGCACTTCTGCGCGCAAGTGCACGGGGACACACGGAAATTGTTCGAATGCTCCTCGGGCCAGAAAGAGGAGTAGATCCTGCTACACGAAACAATGCTGCACTTCGAGCCGCAAGCGCAAATGGACATACAGAAATTGTTCGTTTGCTCCTTGCTTTAGAGAGAGGTGTCGATTCGGCTGCACTCACGGAACTTCCGTTAGACCGTGGGGTAAATCCAGCAGCAAACGACAATGAGGCACTTCGATATGCATGCCTGAACGGTCGCACGGAAATTGTTCGTTTGCTTCTGGATTTGCCGTTAGAGCGAGGCGTTAATCCATCTGCAGTTAACAATTATGCACTTCGGTGGGCATACCGAAATCGTTCGCATGCTCCTTGATTTGCCGTTGGAAATAGGTGTTGCTGCTAATGACTACGCGCTAGTTAATGCGTGTGATAACGGCCATACGGAAAATGTTCGTTTGTTGCTGGAATTGCCGCAAGAGAGAGGTGTGAATCCATCGGCACTTGACAATGCTGCAATTCGATTTGCGTGTCAGGGAGGACATACGGAAATTGTTCGTTTGCTCCTCGATTTGGAAAGAGGTGTGGATCCATCCGCTCAAAATAATTACGCACTTCGATGGGCAACCAGTGAAAACCACGCAAACGTTGTTCGTTTGCTCCTGGGCTCCCGAAAGACGTGTGCAGCATGAATGGATTAATTTAGTTAAACAATACGTAGCACTAACGCGCGATTGAACTTGTAAACCGACTTTGGGGAGCGACGTTTAGAAAGCCCAAAATCCTAATTGCGTTCGTACAGACTGCCCACAAAATGCGTCCACGGCGACACCGCATCCGGAAAGTCATGCGGATAATTGTTCGTTTGCTGAACGTAACAACCACCCAATTCCAAATGTCTATCCGGTTGCTGAAAGCCCCGTTGATCCGGTTTTTTTGTACGCAGAAAGTCTGAGAGTAGCGGCCCTTGTCCAATGTCTGCTATTTCAACGTCAGGAAAGAGCCCGGGACTTTGTTGACACAATGCATGTTGAACACTCGGACGGAACTGTTCAGTGCCAACTTTTGCCATTTCCTGTGTGTAAAACCATGTTATCAAAATCAGCGCGAGTGCAAAAAAGAACATCCATTTGATACCTTTCATCACCTCTGCTCATTGCTGCGAAATTATCACAAATAAACATGTGCAAATACGTTCGGTTTTTAAAAAGAATTTATCGACCAAAGTTGACCGCCCTTCGCGCCCACCCGGTGTAAAAACAGGATGACCTCTGTAGCAAGAATGCCCAATACGTCCGACACAATGTATGTCGTAAAACGGTCAGGTGTGCGTGAGCCCGTAAGCTTTGACAAAGTTCTTCGTCGCATTCAGCAAGTGTCGGCGGGTCTTAACGTCAATGCAACCCGTTTGGCGCAGCTGGTTCTTGCAGAACTTTCCGACGGCGTTCAAACGACCAAGTTGGATGAGATTGCCGCCGACATTGCCATCACGTACATCACGCACCATCCTGACTGGGGCACTCTTGCATCCAAGATTGTTATTAGCAATTGTCAGCGGTCAGCACCCAAGCGGTTTAGCGAGGCCATGGCAATGCTTGCACCCATTCTTGCACCCGATGTGTCTGCGTTCATTGCGGCTCATGCAGATGAATTGGATGCCATGATTGTCTCGGAGAATGATTTTCTTCTCGACTTTTTCGGATTTAAGACACTCGAGAAAAAATACCTGAATCGTGCGGGTGCACTGCTTGTTGAGACGCCGCAATACATGTGGATGCGTGTTGCAGTGGGACTTTGGGGCAGCGGAGCAGTGGGAAGCGGAGCAGTGTCAAATCTCGAACGCATTCAAATGACGTATTCCCTCATGAGCACCAAGGCATTTACGCACGCGACGCCAACACTCTTTAATGCAGGTCTCAAAACTCCGCAATTGGCATCGTGCTATTTGCTCGGCGCAGAAGACAGCATTGACGGCATTTACGATGCACTCAAACAATGCGCAACCATTTCCAAACATTCGGGTGGTATTGGCATCCATTTTAGTGAGATTCGTGCACAGGGCTCGCACATTGCCGGAACCAACGGACAATCGGGCGGAATTGTCCCGTTTCTCCGTACATTCAACAACTCGGCGCGTGCCGTAGATCAGGGTGGTCGCCGCGCCGGGAGTATTGCAGTCTATTTGGAACCCTGGCACGCGGATCTTATGGATTTTCTCAAGCTGAAATCGCCCAAAGGTGCAGAGGAAACGCGAGCCAATGACCTCTTTTACGCGCTGTGGATTCCGGACCTTTTTATGCGCCGTGTGAAAGAGGACGAATCCTGGAGTCTGTTCTGTCCGCACGAATGTCCTGGTCTTAGTGACGCGATCGGCACCGACTTTGACGCCCTCGTTGCAAGGTACGAGGCAGAGGGACGAGCCCGCAAGACACTGTCTGCTCGCAAAATTTGGGTTGAAATTCTCACGAGTCAAATGGAAACGGGAATGCCGTATCTGCTGTACAAGGATGCCGCAAATCTCAAGAGTAACCAGAAGAATTTGGGCACAATTCGCTCCAGTAATTTGTGTACCGAAATCATCGAATTTTCATCAACAGAGGAAACAGCCGTTTGCAATTTGGCGTCCCTGTCACTGCCGTATTTTATCGACAAATCGTCTGAAGCCCGTTTTAACTTTGCACGGTTGCGGGAGGTTACGGCATTCATTGTTGGCAACCTGAATCGCATCATTGACATTAATTTTTACCCAACTCCGCAAACGCGCCGTTCCAACATGCGGCATCGCCCGATTGGAATTGGCATACAGGGACTCGCGGACGTCTTTGCTCAACTCGGATTTGCGTGGGAGAGTCCTGAAGCCTCGGCAATCAACAAGGAAATCTTCGAAAACATTTATTATGCAGCGGTGAATGCATCGCGTGAGTTGGCAATACGTGACGGTCCGTATGAAACCTTTGCGGGAAGTCCGGCATCTAAGGGTATTCTGCAGCCCGACATGTGGACCGATTCGCCGACGCCGATGAGTGCTGGATATTTGGATTGGGCTGGCTTGCGTGTAGCCGTTCAACGCGATGGGATTCGGAATAGCCTGTTGGTTGCGCCGATGCCGACGGCGTCCACGAGCCAGATTCTGGGCAACAACGAATGCTTTGAACCCTTTACGTCCAACATTTATGCGCGCCGAACCGGTGCGGGGGAATTCGTCGTCATCAATCGTTACATGGTGGATGCGCTTAGTGCAAGAGGGCTTTGGACGCCGGAAATCAAAGACCGTATTGTGGCTGCAAACGGGTCCGTTCAGGATTTAGCTGAATTACCGTTGGACCTGCGTGCACGCTTCAAGACCGTGTGGGAAATTAGTCAAAAAACGTTAATTGACATGTCTGCGGATCGTGGACGATACGTGTGCCAAAGCCAAAGTCTCAATTTGTACGCAAATGAGCCAACATTCCAGAAGCTGAGTAGCATGCAAATGTATGCGTGGTCGATGGGGCTCAAGACGGGTGTGTATTATTTGCACACGAAATCTGCGGTTCAAGCAATTAAATTTACGATTGACCCCGCGACGGCAGCAGCGGCCAAACGGGCCGAAGATGAACGCAAGGAATGTTTAATGTGCTCGTCGTAATTCGCAATGTGCTCAGTCACAAGGTGCTCATCGTAATTCGCAGGATGCTCAGTCGTAATTCGCAATGTGCCCAGTCGCAAGGTGCAAAAATGGCATCTCATGTTTTTTGGACATAACCAGACTCGCCTTAAATTTTCACTCGATGTCTTACGGACGATTGCGCGAATATTACGCTCGAAGATGCAGTTAAAACAAAATACGTTCATTTGGTGCTACTTGGAAATTTGCGAGCGTGTAAAATTTCAATGTGCAGCTATTAACCCTGAAATTGTTCGCATGCTCCTTGAAAGATGGGTTGTTCCAGATGTAATTTGACGCTTTAACATATAACCCGCAACGGACATACAGTAATTGTTCGCATGATTTGCCGTTGGAAAGATGTTTGACCAACAATCAAGCACTCCGATTTGCGAGCGCCAAACGGACAAACCGAAATTGTGTTCCTTGATTTGCCGTTGGAAAGATGTTTGACCAACAATCAAGCACTCCGATTTGCGAGCGCCAACGGTCACACGGAATTTGTGTTTCTTGATTTGCCGTTGGAAATATGCATGTTTGCAGCATACAATGCAGCACTTCGATTTGCAAACGGATACACGGAAATTGTTCATATGCTCGTGGAACTGGAGAGTAGGATGACCGACCTATGATGTTTTAGGCTAAAACATTTTAGACATTTTGTCACATAAATGCATAAAATGCTTTCAAAACATGCAGAATAACGCATAAACATTAAAAAGTGTGCGCTAAA